CCGGATTGAAAGTGCGGCTCGATGGTCGGAGGTTTGGCAGGGTCATCAGTCAGGTGCCAGGTCGCTTACCACCGTGAATCCATTGTAAGAAGGCTTGAGTTCATTAGCGACCACGCTGTAGCCGTTTGCGTCGATGGGGAAGTAGCTGGCGCTTATGCGTGCCAGGCCTTCTTCGTCAAGGTCGATGGAGTCGACCATGTAGACGAGGGAACGCGTTGTTGTGTCTTTGATGGCGAAGATCGAGCCGAACAGTTTGTTGGCCCTGGGCTGGCCGTCGACGATGCTTACGGTGAGCGTGTCTTCGTTGACCTCGTTGTCGTCACGATCCCAGTAGTACACCTGCACGCTCTGGCCGTTGGTGAGCTGGGCGGGCGTGATGATGGCGCCGTTGTCTTTGATGATGCCCGACGCGCCAGGCTGGACGTAGCTGGCTTGCGTCACCACGCGGATGAAGTCTCCGGGTGCCAAACCGAGGCCGTAGGGCAGCGTCTGGAAGCTGACCACATGGGTGCGGTGACGACGGGCGCTCAAGGCATATTTGGCGAACAGTTCGGCGTGGTAGCGGCTGGTGATGTGGGTGAAGTTGAACTCTTCCAGCGGGCCGTTGGGCTGGTCTGTGTAGTACACGACCGCTGTTTGCTCTTGCGGGAAGCGGTTCGGTAGTTCGGTGCGGTAGCGCACCATGGCCCGAATGGGCAGGCGCTCTTGGGCTTGGACGTACTCAAGCTGGAAGGAGTCCTCGATGATGTTGCCTTCGGTGAAGATGCCTGAGATGGGCACCTTGACATCGAACATCGTGTAGTTGCGAGTGGTGTCGATGGGGAGGGCGGGTTCGATTGAAAACTTGCCGCCGCGCATGACAAGGTTGCAAAGCAGCGAAGTGCTGATGCGTGCCAGGAATTCGCGCAGGTTCTGCGGTTCGACGATCACGTCGTCGTAGTACAGGCCGTTGGCTTCGAGGAAGGAGCCGGTGCGGGCAAACTGGGCGAGGTCGACGAGGTCGCTGCTGATCAGCTCGCCTGCCCCAGTGTGCGCGTTGGTGAGGAGGTAGTAGGCGAGGTCGGTGAAAATGTTGGAGGAGTCCGTGGTAAGGACTGTGTTGCCGTTGGGATTGCGGCGGATGTTAGTGACTTGGATGCCTTTCTTTTGGTAGATGTGCAGTTGCTCGAAGCTACTGAGGCTGATGCCGCTGCGGACGCTGATGCCTGCCATGGCGCAGCCCGTGTACGAGGCAACGCCGTTACGAACTGGGTCGTTAGCGAGGTTTTCGTTGACGTAGACCAGCTCGTGCTCTGGGCCGTTGTCGCAACTGCGTGTGATGAGGTTGCTGTAGTGCGAAACTTCGGCAATCGCGCTATTCACCTCAAAAATGCGCGGACCCGAAACCGTGGTGTAGATGCGAGTGGTGGCAGGTGTATTGACCTCAAAAATATAGTCGACCAAAGAATCGTCAATAATCGGCTTTGTGATTACAAAGATTTCGCCGCCTGTCCAATTACCCGTGAAATTGGCTGGTATGGATTGGCCGTTCACCAAGGTCCAGAAGATTGTGCGAGCTGCGCCAGGGTCATTGGGACCCAGATTTTCGACGCGCAGCCGCATGTTGAGTCGGACCGTACGGCCACCGCCGCTGAACTGGAAGTTGTTTTTGTCTGCTTCAGTGAACTGGTATTCAGCGCCAACGGGCAACGGGAAATAAGGAACATCGGGCAACGGAGCTTCGCCAATGTTGTCGGGGTCTTTGCCAATGGCTTTTGCGATGCCATTGCTGATGCGGCGGAGATTGGCGTCGGCGTTGTCGCGGTAGGAAAAAGCACGCACAAAACGCACACTGGAGACTGGCGCAGTCGTGACTTGGCTACCCGAAAAGACCGGGTCGCTGACCATTTCCGAATGGAGTGCCAGTGCAGCGATGTCATCGAGGAAGCCTCGGACGCGGATGGTAAACGTGCCGTATTGGGTGACGATTCCGGAAGCGTCGTAGAACGGGTTAACTGCGGTGATGCCGTCGCTATTCAGGCGAATGCATAGGCCACGACCAATAATCTGGTTGATCTCACCAGAAGTAATCGGGCGGATGCGGTATTCAAACTGATCGAAGGGTTGCGCAATGCGGATGAAGTTGTATTGGTCCTGCGGCGCAGATCCAACAACGCAGAAGGGGAACGGATTTAGTTTCGCCCAGCCTTCTTCGGGGCTGTAATCGTTATTGGCAGGCCTGACGTAAAGATGGAAGAAAGAAGCACGGCGGGCGTAGGACTGGTTTGTTCCAGTGGAAAGACTGGTGTTTTCAACGTCGTACTTATGTAGTTTTTCGATGGAGGGGACTGAGTTGAAGTTGGTGATGCCGTTGAAACGTGTCCAGACGTTACTTTTGATGCCGATTTCGGTTACTTCGCAGGCGCGAGAGTTTTGGAATGTGGCAAGCTCGGCTTTGCAGATAGGGAACCAGGCTTGGCCGATGTCAAACAGCGGGCCGTCAGCGCCTTCGGGGAGATTTGTGTCTGAGGTGATGAACGGGCGGTGGCACACGCCGACATAGCCTGGACCGCCATCGCCGTAAACAGCAATGCACTCAAGAATTACGGTGTAAGGAGAAGAATCTGTTTTGTCATAAACATTATCTGCCGGAGTTCGAGATTTTACCTGGAACATGCAGTTACCTATCATCCATTTGGTACCGATTTTCAGCAATTCGTCTTGCTGTTCGTGTTCGGTTTGGATGGCGGAGATGATTTGCTTGTTGTCAACGGCTTCTAAGTCGGGGTTTGCGTAGGTATATTCCAAACCGCGCTGTCTGTTTGCAACAATGTTTGGATTGTTCGTGTTGTAGTACAGCGTGTCTTGTAGCTTGCCTGCGTTGTAGATGACGGTGACAGTGCCACCGACAACCATTTGGACGCGCAGGCCATTGCTTTGTTGCGGCGATGTGTATTCGGTGCCGTTGACGTTGGCTGAAACAATGCCAAACTGACGGGCGTAGTTGCGTCCCACGCCGGCCATCTTGGGATTGCCCGCAATTTGAAAACGCTTGGCCGTATAGGATCCTGCTGTTTGCTCGGAAGAGCCGGACAAGTAGGAGACAACGTCCCAGTTCAGACGGTATGGCGTGCCGTTGGGGAGGCCGTTGTAAGCGCCGAACTGGGTGCGGGACGATGGGGAGAACGAGTGGCAGAAGGCCTCAGCGGTAAGACCTGCGAAGGTTTGGGCGTTGAAGGCGTTCTCGTCGGGGCCGACAGTAATGCCAAAATTGCCGTAGCGGTTGTTATGGCCGCGTAGGCGACTGTCTGGTGTGGTGCGGACACTGCCGGGCAGGGCTTCGTAGGTGGTGGTGCCAGCGATTGGTGTGCCGCCTTGGTAGTAGTACCAGCGGTAGTCGCCGTCAGGGAAAGAATCGAGAGGCAGTTGGCCGATATAAACGCCAGCGCGATCGGCGGCAATTTCTGCGGGAGTGTTGTACGGGCCTCGAGGCATGGGCGATTGCCCTGCCAGGAAGACCATGCTGAGGCTTTGGTAGCCGCCCCAGCTAAACATGCGACTCCAGACCAGCTTGGGGCTGATCATGATGCCGCCGACGTAGTAAAAATCAGTGCGGCCGTTGATGTTTAGTTGGACGCGCTGTTGTTTGGTAAAAACAATGGGAATCGTTTCGCCGTAGCGGCTTAATTCTTGGTTGGCCTGGAAGCCGTATGTCGGGGCGAATCGGTCGCGGCCTGCAATGCTGTCAAGCGTGCGGTTGCCACCTTGACGTTGTTGCGCAGGAGGCTTGGGGGCCAGCAGCAGCGAAAGGCCTTGGGAAACGACACCAAGGACTAGTGAAATAATCGCAACAGTTAAAGCATCGTTTTGTACGTCTGGAATATGTACATATTCCGCCGGACGTTCGCGGCTGAGCCAGTCGATGCGTTGCTTGAACTGGAGATATTCCTGTTCGGTGCAGCCCAGTTCCTGGACTAACTGGCGTTCGTAGGGGAGCAGTTGCTGCGGTAGCAGCGGAGTGCAGGAAACGCCGTAAGCGGGTGCCAAGTGGCCGCTTGCAGGCTGGCCGTTATGTAGAGGATGCCGTCCTGCCAAACTGTCCCGAAAGCGTAATTCTTGTGTGGTAGGAGAACCACGTCTCCATCATACAAAGGATCTAGCACGCGGCGTCCCCAGCCGTGGATAGCCTTGAGGATTTGACGAGGCGGAGCGTCGTACCAGGAGGGGTCGAAAACGGGGGTAGCAATGCCGAAGCGATCTAGGGCTGTGTAGACGAGGTGGATGCAGTCGATGGCACCATCAGGGTCTGTGCCGTCTGCGCCGAGGCGGTAGGGGCGACCGACTAGGTCGTACATCAGCTCAGGCGGACTTGAGCAGTAGTGGGCAGCGGGCCAAACACGTCTTCAGTGATGCGGCGTCTTGGTACGTCACCGCCAACTGCGTCGATGACGGAGGAAATCTCTAGGCGGAGTTCGGCTTCGCTCCAGATGGCGCCGGCCACTTGGCCTGCGTAGGAGCTAAGTACGCGGTAGTCGGCCTTGTTGTCGGGGTTGAGCATCAACATATCCACCAGCACCACCCAACTACCATCGACCAGCGTGGATGCCCAGCTACGGCTGAGCGAGTTGTTGGGCAAGGCAAGTTGCGTGGACTGGTTGTCGCCGCTGCGGTTGACCGTTACGCCCGAGAAACCGAAGGGCAGAAAGCCGTGGGTGTTGCCGTTGTAAGCGACGTTTTCGTTGATCCAGAAGTTCTGGAAGTAAAGCGGGGATGCGCCGTCCGTGCGGGGCTTGGCGGTCAGCATGTGACCCAGGGCTATTTCGGTCTTGAAGCTGGTGTCCATCAGTTCATGCCGAGGCGGCTACGGGTGGCGCGGGACTGCTGCAGGCGGCGGAGGGTGCGCTGTTCGCCCTGCGTGGCGCCTTGCTGGGCGGCTTGGGCCATGCCAGTGCGGAACTGGTCGGCGGTGACGTAATCAACGGAGTTGATGCGTTCCACGGTGTAGCGCACGTCGATGGCGGCTGGTGCCATTGTGGCGGTGCCGCCGCCGCTGCTGGTGTCGTTGCCAGCCGGGATGACCGCAGAGCCGCGGGCGCCAGCAGCATAGCGGCTCATGGCAGAGCGCATCTTGCTAGCTGGGATGATGTACTCGGCTTGCCCGCCTTCGCCGACCATGGCGCGAGTGGGGCCTGTAACAAAACCGCCATCGGCAAAAAAGGCCGGGAAAGTAGCTCCCCCGAAAGATGGTCCTATCGGCGTGATACCGCTGACGCCTCCGTAACCAGCACCGCCAAGGCTTCCACCAATTCCCCCAAGCGGACTCGAACCAGTGGAAAGTGCATTAGTACCAGAAAGATTGAAGCCTAGGCCTAAGGCCTTCAATATGCTGCCAAGAATAATCATCGTCATCTGCTGAGCGATGATATTTACAGCCATATTTATGAAGGCATCTCCGATTTGCTGGAACGTGTCTGCCAGTGCTTGCTCTGTAGATTTTGCGCCACTAATAATTTCACCGAACGCAAGACTAAAAGCATCGCCAATTACAGTTGCTCCTGTTGCAATACTATCTACTTGGACTTTTACAGGATCTAAATTTTGCTTTAATTCCGACAATTTACCAAAAATACCGGCTCCGGTGCCGCCTTCGCGGCTGATACCGAAGTTGTAACCTTGAATTATTATATCAAATAATTTTTCAGCTTCGTCTGTCTGTTTCTTTAGCGCTTCGGTCTGGAGATCAATCAGCTCCAAGCGCCGGATTTCTTGGTTTTGAGTTGTCAAAGACGTACGCTGTTCAGCGTTTTTAAGTTCTGAAATTTGTTTCTGCCTGTCCTCAAAGTCAAACTGAATTTGAAGACGCTTACGTTCGATGTCTGTGGTCGTGTTCAGTAGTTTTACTTGCCGTGCAAATTCTTGAGCTAAGGCTCTGCCTTGTTCCAGGGAGCGCTGGAGTTCTTCGGCTGTCTTGTCTTTCTTGGCTTTTGCGCCAGCGCTTCCCTCGGGAGGTAGTTGGGACGGTACGCGGATACGATCTATCTGAGGAGTTGTGCCGGGGCGTGGAATACCTGCAGGCCAGTTCTGGCTCATGCCCTGGTTCAAGTTAGTAGGCGATGCAATACCAGGGGCTCTACCGCCGTTTTGTCTCAGAGCTGCTATAGCAGAAAGAATTTTGTACGATGCCCCTAAACCAGGGATCATCCCGATAACGGAAGAAGTTACATTACTGATTAAATTTGGAATACCCGAGAGGGCGTTAACTGCTGATATACCAAGATTTACAAGTGCGCCTGTTGTTTGAGAAAGTAGTAGGACAACAGGTTCGATACTTCTGAGTATGTTGGTAAAAGCTCCGGCAATACGGGTTACCAGTGTTTCTCCGGTACTTTGAGCTTTGTCGGCTTGTAAATCGAAACTAGCTATAATTTTTGTTGTTAAATTATCTACAGCAAGACTTATTTGTTCAAACGCTTCTTCATAGGCGGTGCGCGTTTTTCCTGGTCCTTTAGCGCTTTCATTGGCAAGGTCTACAAAAGCATTGGCAAGATCTTGTACGGAAATTTTGCCATCTTTGGCCATTTGCAGCAATTCGCTGCGCGTAACATTGTAGGAAGCTGCTAACTTATCCTGTATCGGTATGTTTTGACTTGTGAGCTGGTTTAATGTGGCTTGTGTTACTTTTCCGGATTCAAGCGCAGATGTAAAAGCATTGGCAGTCTTATCAATAGATCCACCGTAAGCAGCAGTTAGTTGAGTAAGTGCTTGAACAACACTTGCTTGGTCGTTTAACTCTAGACCTAGACCCCGAATATTCTGGACAGCAGCGGTAAACTTTTCGGCGTCAGTACCAGCAAGTTTGAAGGCTTCCTGAAGGTTGCGTGTTTGTTCTGCGCTGAAGCCGATGTCGGCGGCGAGTTCTTTGATTTTTCCGCCTTGTTCAGCGATACCGCCAAGGAGCGTTCCAAGGAGAGAACCAGCGAAGCCGCCGGTGCCGCCGAGGAGACCACCAAGTGCGCCGCCGAGGGCGCCGCCGGTTGCGGCTCCACCGCCTTGGCCGAACAGCAGCGGGAAGGCACCGCCGATTACGGCGTTGCTGACGACACCGCCGAGGCGATTGGTACCTCGTCTACCTGGGGCTGCGGCTTGTGGGCGTCTGCCGAATTGAGAAAAAGGGATGGGTCCTTCTACCGGGAATGGTCCGGCAGTACGCCTGGTTGTACCAGGCATTTTCACCGGATCACGCTGGAGACGGCGTAGACGTTCTTGTTCTTTGTTGTAACGTTCCTGGAAACGGATACCACGGGCGATTGACGCGTCTAAGGCTTCTTGGTTTGTTTGGATGCGTTGGATGCCTCGGGCGGTTGCGTTGAGGAGGTTGGTGTCTGGGAGGAAGCGGTTGAATTCGGCGTCTACTTTCTTTGTGCTTTGCGCCAGTTGGGTGTTGGCCTGAGCAAGGCGCAACGTGGCCTGGGCTTCGTCGAGGGTGCGGGCACCTCCGAGACGTTCGATGGGGCCAGTTATGCGGCGGCGGGCGCCACCGGACATAGCGGGGGAGCCGGGGGCTGCGGCCGGCAGCATCAGTTGGGCTGCTGGTGCCGCAAGGTTGAGGGCGGCGACCTGTTTGGCTATGCGTTGTTGACGCAGGAACGCTGCGGTTTGACGGTTGGCGGCCTGGGCTGCTTCGTCTGTGCGAGCGATGAAGTCGCGTTGCCGGTCGTTTAGTTTTTCGATTTGACGGGCGGTTTCGGCAGCTGCAGTGGATTGCTCACTAAGGGCGACGCGACCTTCGGCCCGCATGTAGAGGGAGCGGGAACCGGCTTCGCGTATTTGCGCTTGGCGGGCGATGGATTCGCGGAAAGCGGCCGAACCACCTTCTTCGCCGCGGCGGATCCGGGCGATTCGTTGCTGCAGTTGTAGGCGGCGGGCGGCGTTAGGATCAACCGCTCCAAGCAAAGCGTTTTGGGCTCTTTTTTCTGCCGTCAGCATTTTTTCGACGGCTAACAGCTGATTCGCTGCTACAACGGATTTCTCCGTGAAAGATACGTACTTGTCGAGTTCTTGTTTTGCTTGGGACAGTTCGGCACGCAACAACTCCATGGGAGCTGCGGTGCGTTTGATCGTCTCTTCAACTTTGTTTAAGCCGGTTACGATACCAGCGATATTTGTTACTGTTTGGGCGCCAATCGCTTTGTCGATTGCACTTCCGAGGCCCACGGCTGCGGAGCTGGCCTTGAGTAGCTGCGGCGCGAAAGCCATTGCAGCGACAGTGGCCAATCCCATTGCATTGGGAATGTGGCCGATTTGAGAAAGGATGTCGCCGACAACAGCCGGAACACCGCCGAGCGAGCTGTTAAACGCTGAACCAGCCGCTCGAACAGCTCCTGTTAGGGGTCCTAAGTTTGCTGTGGCTGTAGATATGGAGGCGCTGAGTTGTCCGACGCCTAAGATTGCGCCAGTAAATAGACCTCTGGACAGGACATTTTTTGCTTCCTGACCAAAATTCTGGATGCCTTGTGTAGCTGCACGGATACCACCCTGGATCGAGCCAGTGCCAACGCCGCTGGCTGTCTTTGCCAGCTGGTCGAGTTTGGCCTGAAGTTTGTCGAGGCTTGTGTCGGCCCGACGAGTATCGGCGCTTACTACAATTTTGGCGTCGTACTCGGCCACGTACGTCCGTCGGAGCGTATAGCCAGTCTACAGATGAAAAAGCCGCCGGGGTTAGCGGCGGCGTTTGGCCTTCTCCAGCTCTTTTTTCTGGTCCTCGTTGAGGATCTGGAAGTAGGCGCTCCAGCCGATCAGTTCTTCGGCGGTCATGGTGGCCCGGACTGCGCTGAGGGACATACCTAGCTCTTTGGCGACTCCAAACTGGAGCATGAGCCAGTTGTCCTTGCGGAGTTCGGTGCTTAGCTCTTTGGGTCGAGGGGCTCGGCGTCGTCGGAGATGATGGCCAGCATCAGGGCTTGGAGGTCCTTGTCTTTGACCTCGTTTTTGAGGATGTCAACTTCACCGGGCTTGAAAAGTTTGGCTCCTGATTCGTCGAGGGCTTTGGTGATCAGAAGTTGGAGGGCGAAAGCGGTGGCGTCGTCGGACTTGGCCTGTTTCTGGGCGCGTTCGCGTTCGGCCATGGTCAGCGGGGTGACCCACATCTCGAAGGTGCTGCCGTCCGAAAGTTCGACGGACTTTTTGGTGGGCTCCAGGTTGGCGGCCTTGCGGAGACGCTCCAGGGCAGACAAAGCGGTGGGGGCAGGCATGTGGACCTGTGGAGGATGGTTCTAGTGTAACGCGGTAGAGAGCAAAAGACCCCGGTTCGAGGCCGGGGTCGGTGGTTGCGGGTTCCCGTAGTGTGACGGATCAGCTCTTGCTGAGGTCGAAAGTCGGGGCATCGCTGGGGCGGAAGTTGATCGAGACCGATTGGCCGTCGTCAGGGTTGACGGTCAGGCTGGCCGAAGTCAGGATCACAGGGACCGTGATGAAGCGGCTGCTGGTGTCGTTGACAGTGCCGGAGACGATGACGCGGTCGATGTACAGCTTCATCGTGGCGCCGGACTGTTCGCGCTGGATGACGTCTTCAATCATCCGGCTGGCCAGGTTGGTGTCATCGTCGGTGGTGTACACAGTGGCCGAACCAGAGCCGTCGGCGAAGCCGGGGATGTAGGTACGGAACGGGGTGTACTGGCCGACTGCCTGGCCGATGGTGGTGACGTCGATCTCGGCACGGGTGATCTCGAAGCTCCAGTCGCGGACAGAGCCGACGACAGCTGGGGCGGTATAGGTGATACTGGCGAAGTTGGCGCCAAAGTTGCTAGGAGAAGCGGTTGCAGTGGCGGCAGCGCCACCAGCAGTGCTGCTGATGGTCATGATGCCGGTGCTGGCGACGTAGGTTTTAACGAAGTAAGCACCAGCAGCAATGGCGTTGGTGGTGGTGGCACCAGCGGGGTAGGCCAGGGTCACGGGGTCGTTGACCTTAAAGCCCAGGTAGGTGCCGACGGTGATGTTGGAACCGGTTGACGGAAATGCACCTGCGGCAAGCGTGGTCACGCTGGTGCCTGCGGGGGTGTAGTAGAGGGCGCCGGAGGTGCCCGAAAGGACGGTGGCCATAGGGAGTACCTAAGTGGTAAAAATGCGGGCACTGCCCGGCTTAGTACAGATTAGCGTTTCTTGGCGATGGCTACTACGAAATGACCATTGCGGTGTACGGTGCTTCGACTCTACCCACAAAAAGAGGCGAACCATCAACAGCGGAAAAAGTAGGGCCTGTTACTTGCCCTACGCGAAAATATACACCTGTTGTTGTTTTTCCTGCATTGGTAAGAGTCTCAAGTGCTGTTGTAGCTGTAGTTAGTAGGGTTTGATTGCGTGCAGGCCCTCGGCCTTTTTCGGTAAATACGCGGATAACAATTACGCCGCGGGCGTTGTCAAGACTTGTGGTAAGGGTATTATCAGTAGTTAGTCCGAAGGTGACGTTGACTTTGACGTGTTCGGTTGTGGTGTTGGCGGGGGCGGCGGTGATGTTATCGAAGTAGACCGGGACCGGTGGAACGAGGGCGTTGAACGCGCTTAGTAGTGGATTTTCGACCGCGGCGCGGATGGCTTGGTAGTTCATTGGAATTCAGTCGTGACCCCACGCTCCAGGGCTCGTTGCATCTTGCCGCCTTGGACGTAGGTGGGATACCAGTCAAGAGGGGCGGTGGAGCGGTTATCGCCACTGCCTTTTGCGCGGGGGCCGATTTGACCGCGTCGGCCGCCAGGAGGTCTAGTGCCGCGGAAAAGAATGTCACCTTCCGGTTCGTAGCCGGGGTAGATGAAGCCTTCGCTGGGGACTTCGAGGTCCATGGCAACGGCGGCGTGGGGGGCGCGGTTGCCGACAATAAGTTTTGTTACTCGTGCCATTTCGCGTGCTGTTACAGGTAGCTCGGGAATATCGGAGAGTTTGTACGGGTAGGCGGCGGGAATGGATTGGCCGGTGGCTGGGGAGTAGGCTTCCCAGCTGTCGCGGAATTCGCCGCTCCAGGTAGGGCCGGCCTCGGCGAGGTCATTCATGATGTTGCGAGCGACTGTGCGCGTTGTCTTGTTGACTTTGACGCGGAGATCGCGCTTGGCTTTGGAAATCGCTCCCATTACTGCGGCCTCGCAATGATGGTGTGGAGGATGGGGGAGTCGCCGCGGTAGCTGGTGATGTTGATGATTTTGGCCTCGCGGGTGACGCCGGCTTGGGTGTACTGGATGCGGTCGGCCTCGGTGGGGTAGTACGTCCCAAGCTCGCTGGCGCTCATGATGATTTTGATGTCGGTGGATTGGTAGAGGCCCTCGGATTCGCGGGAGCTGATGGGTGAGATCAGGCCTTTGGCGGTGACATTGGTGTCGGCTCCAGTGATGTTGCCTGTTGTGGGGTCGTAGGTGCGGGGGGTGGCGGTTTTGATGAACGTGATGGATTGGCCCCAGTCCGCGATGAGGGATGGGGGGATGGAAGCGAAGGTGTCGTCGATCAGGCCCATGTCAGCCTCGGAATAGACGGACGGCGTAGTTGGCGGCCCCGCCCATGCAGTAGGGGCCGAGGTAGGACTGGAGCCAGGGGTAGACGTCGAAGACGTTGTTG